GCTGTGGATAGTAACTTATACCTGTGTTGACGATCGGTGTACCTACACCACCCATCAATTGTTCATTTTCTGCTTGACCGAATTCACCTTCTTGTTCGTAATCTTCGTTGCCACTTACCTTCTCATCGTATTCTGTTTCACTATCTTCTTTTTCTTCTGCTGGTATCTGGCTACCAAGATCGCGTGTCATCAACATCTTATCTTGCTGTGTCAATAGTTCACGTATTGCAGGATCTTCAATTGTGTTGACATATGCTTGTTCGAATTCTGGTATTGCATCTTTAGGTGCAAGCATGCCAATCACTTCACGATTGACAAGTGCATCAATGATTGGGTTACCTTGTACTAATGCTTTTGCTTCACGCGCTAATGCCAATCTATAATTTGTATCTGTGGCTTCATAATCAGTATTATAATGTACTTCGCCTGCCCAACGCATGTTCATAAAACGTGCGGCATATGTAAAAATCATTTCTTCACAAACTTCCATTAGTCTTGCTTTTGCTTTGGCAGTCTTATGCAATGTCTTGCGTTCTTCAATAATGCTGATGCCACTCTGTACTTGGTTCTTGCTTGTACGCAATCCACCAAGACCAGTTAGTGCTTCAATCTGTTCTAAGATATCTGCTTGCTTTTTCATCACTGTGTCAACATCAGTCGTTGATACAGGAATGGCTTCTACTTGACCTTCTGCGGCACGAACAATCGCGCCTGCTTGCGCTGGTACTGCGATGCCTTTCTCTGCACGAATAAGTGTTTTTGCAAACTGTATTGATGTATATGCTTCACATTCTAGTTTGTAATGTTCGCGCTGTGCGTCACTTGCTGCATCGATATCACTGACACCAAGATCAATTGTTCGTGGATCGCGGCGACCATATGTTATAAACACTGGTACGCTCATACCTGCTGGAAACTCTCCTTCGCCGATCACTTCTGCGTCTTGGTCAAGTTTGCTTCCAACGCTTTGCTTAGGTACTTCATAACTGCGCCAATAACTTGGCTTCGTCTCATCGCCAAGGTGATAGCACTTGATGTAGAAATTTTCGCCATCTTCGTATTCCATTACTTTGACATACTTGACGATAGGTCTGCCGCAATAATATTCCCACTCCCAGTCCCATACATTGATCGGACTTATTGCTACGCAATAGGGTCTACCTTGATTGCCTTCTTCTGCTTTTGGCATATCGACTGCTACCCAGCAATGACCGAATATTGAAGTTAGGTCACCAATCTGTTCCATGAAGCTAGTCATGTCACGATTGTTCATGTCTGCATCAAGACAGAATAAGTCAACCCACTCTGTATTTCTTGGGTCGATGTTGACACCTTCTGGTGTAGCGAATTGTAGATTACGCTTTACGCCTGGCTCAAACAATACGTCATTGATCGTATCTACGATGTAGCGACTTATAGGCTGCGCCACCGTGTTATTGACAAGATCAATCCACAATGCTGAATCTTCGCTTGGGCGCTTTTTACGAACGTATTGTTTGAACGTATAACCGCCTAGATAGGCATACTGATAACCTAGCATCTGCTGATAGACAGCCTGATACACTTGGTTCTTTTTCATCAAGTCTTTTATTTTCATCTATTGTTTTCCGGATATAGATTGTATCATGTATTTATACTTGGCATTAGTATTGCATACACGATGTATTCTTGCAAAGTGTGGTAAATATGTAGTACCCCCACAATGCTCACAAACTGGCCACATCATTTCTTTTTGTTTCATCATATCGTTATACGCATTATATTTACGCTGTAATTCATGTCTAGTTTTGATGTCACCAACTTGCAAATGCTTAGGGTTCACACATAATTTGTTGCCACATTTGTGTTGTATCTCTACTTTGTCACCGTAATTGACAGTTTTGTACGTCTCAATATACATGATTCTATGCGCGGTAGCCATGTGTATCTCTCTGCTCACACGCAATAGACCATAACCTGCATTATTTTTGCAACCATGCCATATCCAGCATTGCTTATAATCATCTTTGCCTTTGTTAGTGACAGGTATATGTGTATATTTTCTTAGCCTGTCCAATATTGGTATTGATTTGCGTATTCTTTTATTTTTCATTTGTTTAGTTCCATGTCATTTGATCGATTTCTTCTTTATCGTCACCTAGTATCTGTTCCCATGTTGGTCCACCTGGGTATAGTGGGCTATGTGGCATATGTTCAAGTCCGGGTCTTGCCATGCGTGATAATTTTTCATCCATACCGATATACTCAGCGAAGGGTAAACTATCATGTTGTATCGGAAACAAGTGATGTATACCATAACGTATACAGTCACCAAGACCGTCAATGTGTGCATACTTTTGCTCAGTGTATTTTACCAAACGTTTACGTGAAGCATCTTCAAAATGGTATGTCTGTAATGCTTCAAGTAAAAATTTGTCATCTGGTCTAACGACTAATCCACCACGCTGTATAAACGCATTGCTGGTATTATCTGTATCGGTGACTAATGGATTACTCTTGCGTGTGTTCACAATTGTAAAGCCATATTTCTCTAATATGATTTTGTCAGTCACACCGAAAGGACTTGTAGTGTCACGATTGGCTTGTGTACCTGACATGTCGATAATACTGTTTATGCGTCTGCGTGGGAAATCTTCGCGTATCGCGCTTGCTATACCTTCTGTGCCACAGTCTGGTATAGCATAACTTTTTAGTATTTCCATATGTCCATCTTTCTCACCTGCTTTACGCACTTGCGCCACGACAGCACACATAACACGCTTGTTGAAGTCATGAAATGTATATAAATCACCACCACGATCAGTGACTTCTTTGCAATGTTTATGTTTATCAAAAGTATAGAAAAATTGGTCTGCTACACTTTCCCATTGACACATATAATCTTGATTGAATTTGAGTGGTGACAATATTCTTTTTTGTTCTTCAATATATTGCCTATTACCACTGCGCATCTGCAAATAATTATAGTGTCTAACAACATATTTGTCATTGCGTTCTAATGCGAACTTGAACAGATCATAGAGTGGACCAGTTCCATTAGGCGTCGAGATAACAATCAATCTACCTTGCGTATCAGGCTGTCCAACACGTGGGCGTAATCGATTTGTTATTTCTTGCAGTGTGTCTTGGGTATATAATGCTGCTTCATCGGCTACCCAAATGCCGACATTCAAACCGCGTAAGTTTTCGCGCTGTTCTGCACTTTTACAGCGAATGAAAACTCCCTTAGGAAACTTGATCGTAAGTTCACTATTGTTTATATCGATACCATCTTTTAGACCAAAATGATTCATGCAACTATTTTTTAGTTGTTCCCAGATCAAACTCTTGATCATCGCGCCTGTTGGGGCTGAGTAGATAATGTCTTTACCCTTATGATAACGAATATCTGTAGCAAAAATAGGAAGAGCGATAGCGGCCAGAAAAGTCTTGCCGGAACCAACAGGCACAATATCGATGCAATGTTTATCAGTAGTGAGCCAATCTTGTAATAGCGTACTTTGTTCGCCATACAATGGTATATCAATCTTGTTTTGCATTAGCCTCTGTTAGTCTTTTATAACAATCGGCCCAAGTATCATCACGACTAATGACTTCTGGCAAACTATGTTTGACGTTGATGTAAAATGGTATCGCTATGATGTTCAGCACACCACCTTGACCAAATATGTTTTGTTGATTTTTATAAAAATTGTTTGGATTATAATTTGCGCAAGGAAACCAATATAACTTATAACCTATATTTGATAAAAAGTCATATATGCTCTTTGTGTCACAATGATGTGCTTCATAAAATATGACTGGTAAATTGTCTTTGATAGTCTGGCTCATGCCTTCTACGACTGGCCATTCATGACCTTCTACGTCGATCTTGATGACATGCGGTGGCTCTATCATTTTCTGGCGCACAAGATAATCGATGTATGTCATGTCGCATAATTGACCATCTTCCGTAATCCTGCATTCTCCATAATTGCCTGGCTCGCCTAATTTGAATTTTTCGATCTGCGTAACGCCAATGTCATTGCTGATAGCATATTCTAGACATGTGACATTCTTGTTGTGAAATGTATTAGTTTTTAGCAGTTTATAGTTTAGTTCGTTAGGTTCAAACGCATAGACATGTTTACTGAATGGCGCGAAACCTACAGTATGATATCCTATGTTTGCACCAATGTCATATACTATTGCTGCAGGATTTAGGAAATTGTGCAACAACATTAGTTCTTGCTCAGTATATTCACCATAATATCTTAGGCTAACACCAATAATGCTGTCAGTATTATAATGATAAAATACAGGGCTATAGCGTGTACTTGCGCTAGTCACATATTCGCTAAATCCTGGCTCCCACATCATTGTATATGTGTCTTTATAATAATTCATGTTATATTTTGGCATGTCGATATCGACATTAGTATAGGTTATTTCACTTGTTCTTTCCATTGACTTATTCCTCTATAGTAATTGTTTTTTCTACATTTGTCCAATCTGGTAATTCACGCTGTGGAAACTGAAACATCGCCTGTAATGGTTGACCACCTGTCGTATGATCAACGTCAACTTTGTCAGCAACTACTTTGCTCAATATCATTTGCTGATATTTCATGACTAGTTGTTTGTCGTCTGACATACGAGCATTGTGATAATCTTCCGCTAGTCCTACCGCAAATGGCTTGTCTTTCTTGGCTATTTCGTGCAGTATTGTCTGTGCTGATAGTTTCTGCTTTTGACCCTTTTTGCGTCCACTGCCCGGTCTCCAACCCCCGTTCTTTCCTTTTTCTG